ATGAACGAACAATAACGTTCGTAGCAAATAAGTTTTGTAAGCGTTTTCTCAATGAAGGCATAATTATCTATTTTTAATATAAATATAACTTATTTTAGAACTGCGGTGTTAACGTATCAACCACGTCAAATCTTCATCCCCAAATCCATTATTCCATGTCCAACCATCTGCATTATTAGACGGTTTACCTGTGTATATTTTGGGTTCTGATTTTTGAAATTGCGTTAACGTACGTTTATGCAATTCAATTCCTTGTTGCCGCAGTTTAAGCGACGTATCTCGTAACCATAATCCAATACAAAAAGACATAACGAGGTCATCATTATATCCGTTTTGTGATTGTGCTTTGCCATTTAACCACACAAAAACAAAAAGTTCTTGTATTAATCGTTTTGAACGAATTACCGGGGTTCGTTCTCTCATATACATTTCAAGTGCTGATATCATTAATGGACGTGTACGTGAGGTTGTTGATACTCCAGGAACCATTTGAGACTTGTCCTTCATATCATAACCTTTTTTAAGTTGTACGTCTACATCAACATATCCATCATCTTTATATGTATAAAATAAATTTTCATATCCTCGGTCTAGTGCTGGCTGAATTGCTGCCCAACCTATGTTTGCATTTTCAATTGCTAGTAATGCATTATTCCATTCTGTTGCAACTGATACAAGCATATTACCAAAATCTTTAGGTGGGAGTTTACCTTTATATTCAGCAACTTGTGATACTGATTCTACATCAATAACATGAAATGTTGACCAGTCGGCGCCATCGCCTCGAGCAACGTCAGCTACTACTATATAATTTTTTTCATAGTTAGGATATTCCCAAATCCAATATGCATTATCAAATCCGCGCCGTTCAATTGGTTCTATGCACTTTATTTCATAATCCATTAATATAGCACCATCAATTACAGTATGACCAGATGAAATAAAGTCGCAATCACATTCTTGAGCAGCACCTCGTTCGCCTAATAATTTTGTTTGTTCATCACGCCATTCTTGATCTCGATCCGGATGTACGGTCCAATGCAATTTAATTGTATGGAATCCGTTAATCTCTTGTTCAGCTTCCGACCACATTGAATGAAACCAATTACCAATACCGTTAGGTGTGGATAAAACAATAGCACCACCACCTGTTGATAATGTTGCTTGTGATGCTACCCATATTTCTTCAATATTGCGAATGAACGCAGCCTCATCTATAATTAACAATGATAATGCTTCAGAACGTGCTCCTGTGGTTGCAGATGAAACTGCTTTAATTTGTGAGCCATTTTTGAATTTTAATGAAAGTTTGTTGTCTGCTTCAATATTACCTTTTAACCAACTAGGTAAATTGTCATGCATTACCCGTACTTTTGTTACTAAGTTTTTTGCAACTTCTTGTGTTGTTGCAATAACAAGTACGTTGAAATCTTCTTTGAATAACATGCTCCATAAAGCAAATCCTGCAGACAAAGTTGATATACCTAACTGACGCGACTTTAATATTACATTGTATCGATTATCTCGCAATTCAGTCAATGAATCTTCCTGAAATGGATATAAATTAAATTTGATCTTACCACGTTTAGGATGTTGAATATAACAATATTGCTTCATGAAAAAAACAGGATCTTTAGCACACATCGTGTACTGTTGTTGAATGATCTGTTTTATATTTTGTGACATATTATTTTAAAATTTCATTGATTAATATTCCAGAGCCTAATGTTGTAAATATACCCAATCCGAACCATAAGCCTTTTGCTTCATACCATTTTGGTTTTAGATAACGTTCTCTGCGAATATATAATTCTACATTTTCTTGAAGCAACGCAATTTGTTGATCTTTATAACGAATTTGTAATGAATCTAATTTAATTAATTCATCTTGTTGTTTAGATAATGTTACGTATTTATCAATTAATGCCATATTAATTGAATCTAATGCAAATAATGAATCTAATGTGTATGAAATATCAACAATTTCTTGTTGCGTAAAACATGTGTCTGGTTTAGTTTGCGTAAATGCAAATACTGGAAATAATAATATAACTAATAATCGTTTCATATTAATTTTTTGGTTTTCTTCCGCGACGGGTTTTATTTAAAATATTTTGTTTAGCATCTTCTACCGGCAATTCTGTTACTTTTAATTCTTCTTTAGCAGTTTCTAATTCAGCAATTTCCGTTTTAGTTTCTTGAATTTCTTGTTTAACTTCAACACGTTGTTCTTCAATTACTTCAGTTTTTCCTTGTAGCTGATCGATTTGTTTATTATTATCATCAATCTTATCATCAATTTTTTTAACTTTGCGTTTGTCATTTTTATTAGATGCCATTGCTAAAATAGCTAATAGTGCTAATGCAGCTCCTACTATAACTGCCCAATATTTTTTAATTGTTTTCATTGTTTTTTGTTTCCCCATTTAAGTTTGCTAAAAATTTTATTTTAAATTCTTCGAATTGTTTTTGTATAGTATTTTCAAATTCTTCTGGTGTCATCTTTGCCGTCCATGTTTCTACATGACCATCTGAATTAGATACAAATTCTTGTGCTTGTGTATATGCTTGTTTTAACATTTCAACATCGCGTTCTGCATCCCGTAGCCACGCTAATGCATTTTCTCGAATTTTATTTTGTTCATATTCTTTAAAGTTGCTAGCTTTTTTTAATTCATGTTCCATTTCAATTACACAATCAAAACACATTCCATGAATTTTTTGCATTTTTTTATCTAAATGATGCGTTCCTGCACATGTGCAAGTATCTTTTCTACAATTAGGAAATGAACGTATTTCATCTCTAATATTTTGAAATATATCAGAATTTTTTGTTTTGCGAATTCGAAATCCTTCATGTTGTTCTATAACATACGTATTACCATGAGAATCCGTTTCTTCCCAAATATCTCCAACATTGTGATGTTCAGCGTGTTTTGCTTTAGAATTTGCATCAGAAAATCCTATAGTTTTTTTGGTTTGAAACTTATGAGTTCCATCCAACATTTGTTGAATCGCTTTAACGTTTTGTAACTTTTTTGACATAATAACTTTTTATTGTTTTATTTACGATTCGGAATTTTCTGAATCTTCTTCATCAGACACTGGTTCTATAGTTATATTTTTAATTTGTCGTATTGCTAATCTTTTAGCTCGAGATGCATCTTCGGGACTTAATTTTTTAATCATTGCAGCTAATGGAGCAACTGCTGTTTGAATTAACGTAGTAGGTCCTTTTTCTTGTTTAGTTTTTAAATATTCTAACCATTTTTTTACTGTAACAATTTTTTCTGCTTCTTTTTCTTCTGGAGATTTTTCTTTATCTTCAGGTGGCGTTGCTGCTCCTGGACCAGCTGGTGGTGGTGTGGCTCCGGCGGGTGGTGCCGGTGGAGTTGGAGCAGGCGGTGCTGGCGCTGGTCCTGCATCGGGTGCCGGTGGGGTTGGTGCAGGTCCTGCATCGGGTGCCGGTGGGGCATCGGGTGCTGGTGCATCTGCTGGAGCTCCTGCGTCTGGAGCTGGCGGTTCTTCTTCTGGAGCATCTGCTGGTGCACCTTGTTCTCGTAAAACTTTTGCTATTTTTCTACGTAAATATTCTCGAACTAATCGTTCTTTTTGTTTGCTAGATAATTTGTTAATTCGTTCATCTAATTCTGATGTAGTTACTCCATGATCAATCTTTTCTCTAGCATCAAAATACTCATCTGTATCTTCTTCTTGGCGTTTACGTAAAACATTCATTGCATGTTTTGGATCATATTCGCCATCTTCAATTTTTTTATATAAACGATCTTTATCGGTATATTTTGGAAACATTTTGCCATCGTCTTGTACAGCTTTATCCGTTTTACGTGCAACCCGTTCTTGTTTTTTACCTGTAGAATAAGGATTCATTGCACCGTCTTTATCTTCGTGCGTATAATCTTTAATATCTTTTCTACGTGTCGGTTTTGCGTTTTCTGGTTTTTTATACTTGCTTTTATGTTTTTCAGCCATGATTAACTTCCAATTTTAATATAAATATATCATCGTGCGTATTTCAATACTCCTAGTATCTGATTAACAGGTGCAAATGCTCCGGTAAGTTTATAGGTATTACCACGATATGTAAATACTACTCCTTCTGATGGAACTATTGCATCAAATCCGCCTAATCGTTCAATTCGTTTAAGTTCTAATTCTAATTTAGAAATTGTAGCAGGATTTGGATTATTTTGTAATTCTTTTGTAAGTTCAGCAATTTCTTGTTTGATTTGTTGAACTGTATTCGATGGATTTGCTGCTAAGAAATTTTCTGCATTTTTTAATGCAACTGCACCTAACCGTAAAAATATAGTTTCAAACGGTTCCATGTTTTGTTTGTAATATCGTTTAAATTCATTTTTATCAAATTCTTGAACCCAGTTTAAAAATTCTGGATTTGTAATTTGTTTTTTAAGTGAGGTCATGCTTTCTGATTTATCAAAAAATGCCCAACGATATATCAATGCATTTAAAATATTTTCTGGAATATCATATCCCATTTTATCAGCTTGACCTTTAATAACATCACGCCACCACGCTCGGTGATATTCAGTTACTCGATCCGTATCTTTTAATCCATATCGATTTTGTAACTGATTTATTTCATTAAAAAATGCAGCTTGTTGATCTTCAAAATCAGATATACGTCCAATTTTAATTTTTTGCGGAGGAATAAATGAAAATGTTTTTTGAAGATGTGCATTAGCATCTTGTATAATACCTTGCAATGCGCCGCCGCCAGACAGATCTGTTTCAACAACATTTCCTTGTTCATCATATTCTACCAAATTGTGAAATTGTAATACAGCAACTTCATATGCAATAACGTTACGAGTTGCTGGATAAATAATTTCCATGTTAGCAAATACAAGACCATTTTTAAATATTTGATTGAGTTTATCTTGTGGTACGCGACTAAATGCTTCTGCTAAATCTTCTGCAGCATTTCCAAATGCATCTGATATTGGTCCTCTTCCTCCGAACTTATCTTGTATTTCTTGTACTGACATTGGATTGATTACAGTACCTTTATTACGAGCAAAACCAATTTGTCCGTTTTTCCATGTTACTTGAATATTTTGCCCGTCAGTTTTTTCAGTTACTGCAGCTTCTATGTCTAAACGTCCTTCTAATGCTCTGCTAACAATTTCTTTCATATCATTGAAAGTTAAACCATGATCATCCCATGGATGTGCCATATGTCCTGCAGCGCCGCCTTCTGTTAATACTGCGCCGTATACTGTTTTTGGAAATTTATCAAAATCATATACGAATGATCTTTCGTGATTTGAATCTAAAAAATTTCTAAGTTTGTTTATTTTGTTACCATGGCGATTTTTTTCGGACGTATTCATTATCGCTTCAATTACGTCCGTTACATCTTCTTGCAATTGTGTCGCCCACCATTCTTTTGTAAATAATGCTTCTTGTAATCCTGTTAAGATTTGCCAAGCATTTTTAACTACTGCATCTTTAAACTGAGGATATGATGCTCGAAATGTTTCATAATCATTATTAACAATTGCTTGTCGTACTGTAGTAGCTGATATAGGTGTCCCGTTTGTATATGTTTCTGGATCTACATCGATACTTAATTCCGTTGCATCAATTCCTGCAGGAATTTTACGTCCTTTCTTATCGCCAATTGTTGCATATTTATCTACATTAGGTACAAATGTTTTTGCTCTAACATAATCATCGCCTTTGGCAGAAGCTGCCATGGCATAACGTCCTTTTGCATCGGATGGCAAATCAAACAAATATTCATACGCTGCCACAATGGGTGAATTATGTTGCGTAGGTTGAATGATGATGTCAGGATTGTTATTGAGTAAATTAAACATTTCAATGCTTTGTTCTCTAGTAATACCATCTCTAGAATTTGGTCCTATCAATAATATTACGCGACCTACTTGTGGAGATTCTGCATATCGTTGTGCTAATGCTAAATGAGCTCCTGTTAATGGTTTAAATCCTCCGGGAAATAAAACTGTTATTTTATTCATTATGTTCCGTTTTATATAAATATTATGATACCGGATACGCCGGTGCGAGTATACTTCCACCTACCGTTCTACTTGTTCTAAATACAAAGTTTTTTAATTTTAACGTGCCACTTAATGCTTGAGTTGGACCAGAGTATACTATAGATGTATGTACTAATACATAATATCCTTGACGATTAGTTAACGTTGAGTCTGATATACTGCCGTACAATCCAGTAACAGCTCCCGATCTTTGTGAATTTTCTGGTACTGTTGTTCCTGCTAAATTAATAGTTGATGTAAATGTGGATCCACTATTAAAAATACCGTATGATGTAAGTCCTGTATAACTACCAGTTACTGCATTCATTACAGTTGCATATACATTAAATGATTTATTAGGTAATCCAATATTATCCGTACGGTCGATTTGCCATGTACATGACATTTGCATTCTCGTTTCGCCCGGCAATATGAATACATGAAATGACGGTCCAGATAAAACGGACCCGGTTGTAAATGTCGGTAAAGGAGAACTACCAGATATGTTAGCTAAGTTAAATGTATATTCAGATTGATCGAAATATACAACGCGTCCTATATTTAATCCATCAACAAATTCACTGTTAGAATCAAATAAAACTTCGCCATTTTGCACTGCAAGAAATGATGATGCTGTTACATTTCCTTGTGCCGTTAAGTGGAAACCACTGGCAGAAATTTCAACATTTCCATTAGCACCACTAATAAATGTTGTTGCAGGATTTCCAAAAAAGAATTTATTTGTTCGAACATCTATTTCTGAATTAGCAGTTGCATATCTAAAATAACTTGCAGTATTTGCATAAAGTTCTAATCCAACGCCGCTATATGCAGCTCCGCCTTTTGTTCCTGCGCTACCCGGCAGGGCTGATCCGGACCACAGTAAAAATCCCGGAAACCCTGCAGCAAATCCTTCATATCCTAATGATCTAACAAATCCTGAATTTGGATATCCGCTAATTGCAACACCACTATTTAATGAATCTGCAACATATAAAGATCCAGTAAGCATTGAATAATTACCATCGATATATCGATTTCCACCTTCCCAATCTTTGTTATAAACATATGATATTTGTTTACTTTTTTCACCATTTACATTATAATATTCTACTTTAAATGAAATTTGATTTCCAATTTTATGAGTAGTTTGTATAGGTGTTTTAATTCTAGTATAATTTGGAGAATAACCTGCATCATTATCAGTTGTAGTTCGTATATCAGCAACTTGCCATTTGCCGGATTCTACAATTAATAATAATACGCCGTTGCCGGTATAATCAGATTCAAAATTTAATACGATGTCATCAAATCGCTGATTATCGCCAACCGCTCGAAGTTCGCCAATTCTTTTTCCTAAAGAAAAATCTTGATTAAAAAAATCAGTTGGATCTGCATAAAATGCACTACCAGATAAATAAACTGATAATACCGGTGTTGAATCAATTTTAGTAGCTAATGCATCAATTGTTACTTTATACGATGAATTTTTAATAAAATAACCAGAATTATTTGTTTTTGCTACAAGTATTGAATTATTTGCAGTTAAATCGATTGAACTAGAAATTTTCATTGCATTGTTCAATGATGCAGTTGTCCAAACTAATGTAGGTGTCGTTGTTTGTACACCTTGTAAATATGCAGAAGCTGACCAATATGTGTCAATTATGCTTTGCGATGAAAATATTCCTATAGATTGATCTGGATATAATGAAGCTGTATTTTCAACAAATATTTCCGTTTCATCTAATTCAACATCATTTACTAAGTCCCACGTACCTATAGTTCCATTATTGTTGGTAAATACTTTAATTCTAGAAACATCTCCAGTTGCTGGGTCTAATCCTTTAACTTGTATATAAGCAAATGATTGTGAATTTTCAGTTGGAACATATATGGGCGTTGCTTCATATTCTAAAGAAAATGTAGAATTTCCAAATGCATTATATGTATGTGGCGAAATACTTTGGCTACTATACACCGTATACTCTGTATCTAACAATGCCGTTGTAGGAGATAATATCTTTTTAATCGTAGATATACAAGGTGTTGTAGGCACCACATAATTGGGAGTAGGCGTAGGATTTGATGGAGTTGATACTGTTATAGTACCAGTAGACATATCTGATGTAAACGTTCCTCCGGTTAATTCAATTGCGGGTTGATTGTTATATGAAAAATATCGTACTTGACCTGTATTGTAAACTGGAAATTGCGTACTACCTGAATATATTCTATTTAATTGTACTCCTACAATTTCTTCTACAGTTACTTCAGGTACCGTTTCAAAAATAATTTCAGATGCATTTGATACATTCGGATTCACCGGTACCGTACGAGACCATCGTATATTTGCTTTTCCTTGCCATTCCGTAGGTACATTTTGTCCATTAATGGTTACTGCTTCTGCTAATAATGTAACGGTACAATCTCCTGGCGACGTATCTTCATAAACATAAATTGCAATGACCCTAGATTTATCTTCATCAATATAATCTACAACTTCATGATATATTGGATCGCCATTATAATCTAATATTTCAATTCCTAATACTCCGCCAACTTTTAAATTAAATGGATTTCCTCGTAATTTAAATAAATTTTTTCCTGAAGTTATTCGTAACGGAAATTCTGATATTTGAAAATAGTCCGGTGATGTTAATGATGTATCTTCAAAATAAACAGGTGCGTATTGTAAACCTTTATATACTGCTTCTTTGCGTTTCATGAATTTGATACTTTATTATAAATATCAAACATGATTAATATTGCTAAATCCGTTTGTTTTGTTTACTTCAATTAAATTGTCTACCATATCGCGCATCGAATCAACGTGAGATATAATAATTGAGAAATCAAATTTGGTTCGGAAATAATCAAACAAGTTTACTACCGATGAAATATGTTCTGCATCTAATGAACCCCAGCCTTCGTCAATTGCAATAAAATTAGGACGAGGCAATGCTGAAACATTGATAAGTGCTATGCGAATTGCTAATGATGAAATAAAACGTTCCATACCGGAAGTTAATTCTAATGGCCAATAGTTATCTTCATCATAAATAATATATCCGTTAATATTTTTGCCATCAGTATTTAATACCATGTTAAAATCAACAATCTGATTGAGTACATTGTTTATTTCAGATTCAATTTTAGGAACAGCTTTTGAAATTAATTCATATGGAATACCATCTCGTTTAACTGATTCTAAATAATATCCATATGCTTTGTATTCAGTTTCTAATTGACGATATCGTTCCAATTGTTCTATTGCAGCACCTTTATTTGTTTTTGCAACTTCAATTGCACCGAAGAGTGATTTGATCTGTTCTTGTATGTTTTTTATTTGATCCGTACATGTTGTGATTTGTTGTTTGCATTCATTGATTTGCATATCAACATGTTGATTGTGTGTAATTGCCGTTTCATTTTTGCGAAATGATTCTTGTCGTTCTACGGTAGTTTCTAATTCAGATTCTCGAGTTTGTAAATCACTTTCTAATATTTGCAATTGCAATTCATTGCGTTCTAATGTAATTTTTTTAGTTGCAATAGTATTTTTAAGTTTATTATATTGAGTTTCTAATTCAAATACTGATTTTAATGATTCTAATTCCGTATTAAATTTTTCAATTTGTTGTTGCAAATCATTTAATATTGTTCTATCCGCGTCAATCGTATTTTGTGCTTCGATTGCATTTTGAA